TTGAAAAACTGGATTCTGAGGAGAGCATCAGAAAATGGAATCGTGGGGAACTGCCTGTGGCATTAATACATCCAGCTTCTGCCGGGCATGGTTTGAATTTGCAATCAGGTGGAAATACCCTGATTTGGTTTGGACTTACCTGGAGCCTGGAGCTATATCAACAGACGGTGGCGAGACTTTGGAGACAGGGACAGACTGCGGAGACGGTGGTAGTTCAGCATATCATTACTGCGGGCACAATAGATGAAGATGTTATGAAGGCTTTAGCAAATAAGGATATGACACAAAATAGATTGATTGCTGCAGTAAAAGCGAGGGTAACACATGGCAGGTAAGAACCAATTTGAAGACCCATATGAAAGACTTGCGAATGCGATTATCCTTAGTGCGGTTGCTGATTACAGAGCCGCACTCAAAAAGGTAAAGCGCAATCCAAAAAGCAAGGCGGCAATAGATGAAGCGTTACAGATTGAGAAGTTTTTCAGAAGCTCGTGGTATCAACAGCTGACTTCGGTAGATGGAGAGTTTCTAATCCGTAAGCTTCAGGACAAAATAAGACAATCAGAGTAAATCCGAGGGAAATTATTTTTTTCGGAGGTGGCTTATGACAGCTAAGGAATATTTGAAGCAGGCATATCTTTTGGATAAGCAGATACAGGTTGAGGTAAAGGAACTGGAACAGCTTCGTGAGATGCGTGGCACGATCCAGGGATGCACTTATGGAGAAAAGATTGGGACAAATCCCAATAGAAATCTGGAAGCACCATTCATTAAGACCATTGAGAAGATATGGGAGTATGAGCAGAAGATTGATGCAAAGATTAACAGACTGGTGGATCTTCGTGCAGCAATTAATGCGGCAATAGAAAGTATGGAGAATCCGGAGGAAAGACTTCTTCTTAAATACCGCTATCTGAAAAATGAAAGCTGGGAAGATATTTCCTATGACCTGAATGTATCTTATCGTACCGTACACCGTATTCATGCATCGGCATTAAATAATTTTGTTGTACCGGAATAAGGTTGGCACACTTTGTCCCAACAAGGCATAAGCATATGTGTTATTATGATAGTGTCGAAAGTGTACGACAAAGCAGAGCCTTGAGCGAGAGAAATCGCCCAGGGCTTTTTTCGTGAAAGGAAGTGAGCACATGCCTTATAGGAGTAACATACCATGTAAACATCCTGGCTGTGCGGCACTCATTCCGCACGGTCAGATGTATTGTGAGGAACATAAGCCTTTACATACAAAGGACAGAGCTCATGCAGCAGAGCGTGG